AAAACTTAATAAATCTACATTCCTATCGAATGTAATTATTACATTACCTTTTATCGTTTGGTGGATTCTAGGATATTACATTCAGAATTCCCAATGATAAGATTTATGCCAGAGAAGACTAATTTTGAAATCTTAGTCTTATTTTTAGGTGATACAACATTTTTAGAGTTTGTCAGTTATATATTGTTATCACCAGTTATTATTATCACAGTATTATATGTATTCTATAAAATGTATCAAAATAGGAGAGTGACATGAAAAAAATTATGATGTTATTTGCAGTATTATTTTTGGTGGGATGTTCCGAATCCAAAGATAAGTACGAAGAAGATGTATTCAGATTATTCGAAAATGAGCAAGATCTCGTAGATTATTCAATTGACCCGAGATCATTCTCAGAATGTGTCGTTGATGTATCTGGTAAAAATATGCCCGGATTATTTAAATTCGACCCTCGGCGCACAGAACATTACAAGTTATATTCCCAGCTTGTCGAATTTAAAATTCTTACTGAGAATTATTCAGATAAATTCGATAAAACTTTTCATACAATGAATGAAGTTGCTCCTAAAGATATGTTAGATAAACTTAAACGGGATTTTGGTTCACCAAGAGAATTAAGTGATGCTCATATAAATTTCAGTGAGTCGGTCTTAACTTGTGTACAATCATTTGTTTCGAGAAACGGTGATAAATTATGGAAATAAAAATATTAAAATCAAAAATACATGGTGCAATAGTCACCGAATGCGACATTAATTATGAGGGATCCTGTGGGATTTCTAATGATATATTAGAGAAGGCGAACATATTACCATATCAGCAAATTGAAATATATAATATTACGAATGGTAATAGGTTTACAACATACGCAATTCCCGACGAAAGACCATTTACAATTTCGGTTAATGGTGCTGCCGCGCGAATGTGTGATGTGTCTGATGAAGTTATAATAGTCGCCTATGGTAGCGTTACATGGATCCGTCACCTTGAATTAACAGAACTTGGATATAAACCAAGTGTAGTTACTTTTCTCGATACCGGTGATCCTGTTAATCAAATGGCACAAGGTAAACGATGGTATGATAATGGGAGCATGGTAGGAAAACTACCACCTCGACAGACTTGGCCATATGAGGGTGAGGTTACGATTGAATCGCTAACATGTGTGACCGAAACAGAGGATATCCACCCATCAAGGAATAAATATCCGTGGGATATATAAATGAAAATAAACCTTGACATTTCCATAAAAATAATGGTATAATATACGCATAGGTTAGGAAATCATAGAGGTAAATATATCATGAATGAAGTGAATAGAGAAGTAATTGAGAATGTTCTTAACAAGATGGCTGCTGATTACGCCACTTGGTCTCAAAGAGCACAAGAAATTGCAAAATATGACCATCTTAAAGATAAGGTATGGGTTCATTGGTATGTTGACTACAAGCTCAACACAAAATTTAAGATCGGAAGAAAATACGTCAAATTGATGCACAATGGATCGGCAGTTGGATTTATTGTGATATCTAAAAAGGATAAGATGTTCGCTTATGGAGATCTCCTTAAAGCAGCTTCTTGGTCTACTCCAGCACGAAACTTCCCTCGAGGAAACGCATTAACCAATATGCCAAAAGTAATTCAATGGACTGGAATTTAATTGAAAATAAATGAAAATAGTTCTTGACTTTCCAACCGAAGTATGAGATAATTATACTGTGGTTGGGAATAAGGAGATAAAAATGTTAGTTCTATTGAGTTTGATTATAATTACCACCTTTCTTATTTTAATAATAAGATTTTTGAGAACTATAAAAAGTGTTGAACTAACGGCAAACGATGTTGTTCTAGTCAACTACGAACCGTGGGAGATTTTGTAAATAATTGGAGAAAAACATTGACATTTGAATTGAAATATTTTATAATGTAACTATAAATTGATAAAGAGGTATTATATATTATGAACAAAGTTGAAAAGGTAACAGATTATCTTTTATCAGAAAATCCAGAGAAAACAGAATATACATTGAAAGAATTAAAAGCCACTGCCTTGAAAGTTGGTTATTCTGACGGACAAGGTGTAAATAAAGGTCTGAATAAAGTGGGTCGTGGTGTTTATGATATCACTGGTGTTATTGTTCCGCTTCCTCTCCCAGAAAGGAGAGTTGCCGAGAAAACTCTGGTTCGTGAAGTAAGAAAAACGATTGTCGTTAATGAATATGATCCATCCTATGTACCTGAAGTTGATAAAAACTTTGTCAAATGGGGTGCTTATAAAGATGTATTGAAGATTATCAAATCAGGTTTCTTCTATCCTATCTTCGTTACTGGTCTATCTGGTAACGGTAAAACGATGATGGTTGAACAAGCAGCTGCCAATGCTAAACGTGAATTCATTCGTGTTCAAATTTCACCAGAAACTGATCAAGACGATTTGATTGGTGGTTTCCGTCTTGTTAATGGTGATACCGTTTTCGAGAAAGGTCCAGTGGTTAAGGCTATGGAATTGGGTGCAATCTTGTTGATTGATGAGATTGATCGTGGTTCTAATAAGATCATGGCACTTCAAGGTGTTCTTGAGGGTAAACCAATCGTTATTAAAAAGACTGGCGAGTTGATTGAACCTAAACCAGGTTTTAATGTTATTGCTACGGCTAATACAAAAGGTCAAGGTTCTGAGTCTGGTAAGTTCTCTGCAGCTACTATCATTGATGAGGCATTCCTTGAGAGATTTACCATCACAATTGAACAACCATTTGCCCCAGTTGCAACAGAAGAAAAGATTCTAATGAATCACATGAAAGCATTTGGTAAGGTTGATGAGGAGTTTGCTAAGTTGTTAGTATCATGGGCGGACGGTATTCGTAAAACCTTTTATGATGATGGTGTTGATGATGTTATTTCAACACGTCGATTGGGTCACATTGTTCAGACTTATTCAATCTTTGGTGATCGTATGAAGTCAATTGATTTAGCTATCTCTCGTTTTGATGAGGATACTAAAAATACATTCAAAGAGTTATACACCAAGTTCGATGCATCTGCTCAAGTTGATCCCCTTTCAGAAGAACAGGGAACCGAAGATGCCTCAGAAAAACCTGATTATTATCAGGATGTGTCATTAACATAAGGATTAATTGTGAATATATCAGAAAAGGTAGAATTGAAAAGATTAACAATGATAAGAATTGATGCTCTTTTATTTCTATTTCCTTATGATGATTCAATTAATGAAGACCATTTAGAAAGAATATTAAATGTTATGTTTGAACATTTGGCTGAAGCTGATATAACACCAGTTTCGGTCACCCACGAATATTTAAATAGAACAATAAAAGATATCGAAAAGATAGAAAAATATGGTTATGATAAACCAAAAGGTTAAATATGAATTATAAAAGAAAAAAGGCAAGACGCAATGTAAGATGTACCCTCTGCACGGATCTTAGATGGCTTGGTAATAACAACGGAAGACGTAAACATTCAGACTCGAGAAATATGGGTTTAATGTCGGCCAAGAGAGTTGAAAATTACAGGCATAAAATGGGAAGAGACGACATATGAGAAATTTATTATTAACCCTAGCATTCATGGTGTTATTAATAGTATATTTAAGTATATCATTTGTGTACAGATTTTGAGAACCTTTATAAATAATACAGTAATTGCCGAAAGGGATTACTACTCGACCAATATTGGTCATTACAACTTGCTTAATAAGGAGCTATTATGTTACAAGATTTTCCTAGACCACTTTTAGGATTTCCCTATAATCAATTTTCTGTTGGGATGGATAAGGTTTTTCATGAACTGGAAAACATTTCCAATCTGAATCACCCAAAATACCCTCCATATAATATTATAGAAAAATCCGATGATGCGTATGTCATTGAACTTGCATTAGCCGGTTTTGGTAAAGAAGAAATCGGAGTTGAATATTACGATTCAAATGTTATTATTAAATCTAAAGATCAATCCGAATTGAAAAATAACGAGAAAAAGGTGGAATATCTTCATCGGGGTATTTCGAAACGTAAATTTGAAAGAGTTTTTAAAATTTCCGAAAATATCGAAATATCATCAGTCAAGATGGAAAATGGCATGTTATATATCGAACTCGAGAAAATCATACCAGAAAACAAAAGACGAAGAACCCTAGATATTAAATAGAAAATTTATCGCGCGATAGGATGGTTATTATGAAATTATTATTGTATATTGTATTATTTGTTGTGTTTATGAATTATTATACAGATTTTAAGAAGTGTTTGAATCATACCCCTGATATATCCTATTGCGCGACCTTTCCTTCTGGGAACGATCATCGTTCCGATGGGCACGAACACCAATAAAGTTTACAATTATGTATTAATGTTGTATAATTGAATTATATTTAAAAAGAGGCGAAATAAATGAATTTATCAAAAAAGACTCTTGAAGTCTTAAAAAACTTTTCTACTATCAATTCGAATTTTTATTATTCGGGTGAGGGGACAATTAAAACTATCTCCCCAATGAAAAATATCTTAGCGAATTCGGTTATTGAAGAAGATCTACCAGAATTTGGTATATACGATTTATCAGAATTTCTTTCTGTTCTATCTTTATATAGATCGCCATGCTTAGATTTCTCTGAGGATTATGTTGATATTTCTTGGGAAGATAAAGAGAATACAGTAGTTCGTTTTCATTTTGCTGTAAAAAATATTCTAACGGTGTCAGACAAGACAATTGATGAAGATGATCTTGATTTTTTTGTAAAGAACCTTAAGCTCCAGAAAGATGTTTTATCTGATGCAGTTAAGTCTGCTGCTGTACTTCAGTTATCTGATATCGTTTTAAAATGTGATGGGATTACTACAACATTCGGTGTCGTTGATAAAAAGTCTGGCAATAAAAATACACATCTCACGGTTATTGATAATGTCGATTCGTTATTTGAGTTCGAATATTATTTTAAGTATGAAAATCTTAAAATGATTCCAAACGATTATACCTTATCAATTTCGAACAACGGAATCGCTATGTTCGATTCGAATGGTGTCACTTATTGGGTGGCGACGGAAAATTAAATAATTAATTACTGTGTATACATCAGTATTAATAGTATCTGTAGGAATATTCGGGGTAGCCATATTAGTATGTCTGCTTTTCGGATATAATTTGTATATGTATTCTAATGGTAAGTCGTATTCCATACATAAATATACTGACACCAAAACAGAAAAATATAAGAACAAGGTAAACAAATGGAAACTCAAACCATATAGGGGTAATACCATGATGAGATGGCCTTCCATGAATTCTGAGAACGTTAACGTATTAAATTATATAGTAGCCGTGGCAATGGTACCGGTGATAATATCAATATCAATCCCATTAGCAATATATTATATGATAATAGATTTGAAATAACAATATTATGAGGTGAGTGAATGAGCAATGATTTTTTATGGGTAGAAAAATATAGACCAACCAAAATTTCGGAATGTATATTGGAAGAATCATCTTCTAAAATATTTGATGGGTTTATTAAAAATAAAGAAATACCACATCTTATGTTGGCGGGTTCTGCTGGTATAGGGAAAACCACCATAGCGAAAATACTATGTAACGAGATTGGTGCGGATTTTGTAATGATCAACGCCTCAGCTGATAGAGGTATTGATACAATTCGAAATAAGGTGACACAATTCGCATCTTCGAAATCATTTTCTTCTTCTGTTAAGGTTATTATTCTTGATGAAGCGGATTCATTAACACCAGAAGCACAAAAGGCTATTCGTGGTGTATTTGAAGAATTTTATAGGAACTGTAGATTTATATTAACGTGTAATTATAAAAATAAACTCATTGAAGCCATACATTCTAGATGCTCTGTTATCGATTTTTCTATAACACCATCGAATAAACCGTCCTTAGCTCTTAAACTCCTTGATCGCATTGAGCATATATTAACTTCCGAATCGGTTAAGTATGATAAAGAAGTTCTAATTCAACTCATTATGAAATTCTTTCCAGATTTCAGAAGGCTTATTAACGAACTTCAAAGGTATTCGAGTGCTGGAGAAATAAACTCTGGTATTTTATCTTCGAACTCGATTCAAATTGATGAACTCATTAAATTTCTTTCGAAGAAGGAATTCACCAATGTTAGAAAATGGGTTGTAGATAATATCGATAACGAGTCGGATGCTATATTCAGATCGGTTTATGATGCCCTCTATGATTATTTAAAACCCGCATCTATTCCCGAAGCAGTTATTGTCATAGCTGAATATCAGTATAAGTCTTCATTTGTTGCTGATCCTGAGATTAACACCCTTGCGGCTCTCACAGAAATTATGCTTCGATGTGAATTCAAATGAAATTAAAATTATCAGATTGGCTTAATTCTATTAATTTCAATAAGGTTGATTTGTCTGAGCATATTGGTCAGTATATCCCATTTATCATTAATAAGTGTATGTCTGCATACATTGATACATTATTTGTCGCCAACGAAATGAATAGATTTCATTTTCTCGATAAAGGCATTCAATATAAATATTACTTGAAGGTGATTAAAAAGAAGAGGCGATATGAACCATGGTTGAAATCTATAGAGGATGATAATATTTCCGCAATAAAAGAATATTATAATTATTCTGATAAAAAGGCTAAAGCTGTATTGGATTTGTTATCTGTTGATCACCTCACTGAGATCAAAAAATCCTTATACAAGGGTGG